TTTATAACTTTGTCAAAAGGTAAACAAAATGGCTATTAATCTGTCTACAGCCTTTGTAACCCTGTTTGATGCGGAAGTTAAGCAAGCCTATCAGGCTTCGGCGGTTCTCCGTCCGGCTGTCCGTATCCGTTCAGGTGTTGAAGGTTCAACTTACAAATTCCCTAAGATCGGCAAGGGCGTTGCTCAAGTCCGCATCCCTCAAACTGACGTTACTCCTCTGAACGTTACCTACTCGCAAGTGACCGCAACTCTGAGCGACTACATCGCTGCTGAGTATTCGGACATCTTTATGCAAGCTAAGGTCAACTTCGACGAGCGTCGTGAGTTGGTCAAAGTTGTCTCAAACGCAATCGGTCGTCGTCAGGATCAACTGATTCTGGACGCTCTGACTGCATCGAGCGGCACCTCGGTCAGCAATGACATTGGTGGCGCTGACAGCAACATGAACGTTGCCAAACTGCGCGAAGCTGCTAAGACGCTGAACGCAAACAACGTTCCTATGGACAACCGTCACATTATCATCCATGCCAACTCGCTGGCTTCCCTGTTGTCGGAAACCGCTGTTACCTCGTCTGACTTCAACACTGTCAAGGCGCTGGTTCAGGGCGAGATCAACACTTTCTTGGGCTTCACCTTCCACGTTCTGGGTGACCGCACTGAGGGTGGCCTGATTAAGGATGGCTCGAACGACCGTACCTGCTTCGCGTTCCACAAGGATGCGCTGGGTCTGGCAGAAGGCATTGCACCTAAAACTGAGATCAACTATGTGCCAGAGAAGACTTCTTTCCTGATCGCTTCGATGTTCTCGGCTGGTGCTGTGGCGATTGACGATGAAGGTATCGTCAAGATCGTCTGCCGCGAATCTTAATCTAGGAGGCTGACATGGCTTATTCTTCAACTGGTTTTGCGACCATTGGCGCATCAAAGGCTGGCAATGCCCCGTCTTTGTATGCTTACTCAACGACTGATGCTATTGGTGATATCAACACCAGCGGTTACTTCAACGCAATCGCCAGCATCTTGAATGTTGGTGACGTTATTCTGGTTCGTTCTTCAACTGGCGGTACTCAGGCTTTGACGCTTGTTTATGTTGCAAGCAACGCCTCCGGTGTTGTTGATGTCACTGATGGTCTGACTATCACAGCAACTGATACTGACTAAGTTTAGTTAGGATCATCCGGGGCCGCTGCCGAAGTAATTTGGTAGTGGCCCCTTATTACATGAGAGGTTGTTATGGCAGCAGGCGATACAGCAGTTGCTATCTGTTCTGACGCATTGATCCTATTGGGCGCAAAGCCCATTTCGTCTTTTAATGACGGAACAGACGAGGCCAACTCTTGTGACCGTCTGTACCCAGACGTTCGGGACATGACGTTATCCATGTACCCTTGGTCATTTGCGTACAAGAAAACACGGTTGTCTAGGCTGCTTACTACGCCGACAACGGAGTGGCGATACGAATACCAAATGCCGGGAGACCGTCTTGGCAATCCCCGTGCAGTTTTTGAGACAGCTAATGCTTATGCCCGTCCCGTTAAACTTTGGGAGATTCAGGGCGACAAGCTGCTGACAAACTACGAGGATGTCTACATTGACTATCCTTACCAAACCCCAGAATACGCGATGCCGCAATACTTCATCCAATTGCTGAAGTACATGATGGCATGGCACTTGGCTTATCCGATTACTGAGCAAGAGACTAAAACAGGTTACTGGCAGGGCGTTGCTGTTGGCGCTCCGTCAGAGAATGGTCGAGGTGGCTACTTCCGTCAAGCGTCAAACATTGATGCTCAAGGCCAGCCGCCCCAGATTATCGAAGATTACGAATTAGTCGCGGTGAGATTCTAATGGCTAGATTCTTAGATTTCCAGACGAACTTTAGTACCGGGGAACTAGACCCGTTGCTACGCGCTCGTGTGGACATCCCGCAGTACGAAAATGCATTGGCAAAAGCGACTAATGTCATTATCCAACCACAGGGTGGCGCTCGTCGTCGTCCCGGCACTAAGCACGTTTTTGAGCTACCTAATTCTAGTACACCATCTGCCGCGAATGGTGTTCGGCTTATATCTTTTGAATTCTCCGTCGATGACCGTTATATGCTCTGCTTTGTTGCTGGCAGGATGTATGTGGTTAAGAATGGTGCGTTGATTACAGCTATCAATGGCGGGGCTGATAATTACCTGACGATATCTGCGTTGACAGGCACCATGCTGTCATCACTGTGCTGGACGCAATCGGCTGATACGTTGATTGTCGTTCACCCAGATTTGCAGCCAATCAAGATCGTCCGTGGTGCCAATGACGCGGCTTGGACTGCAAGCACCATTACGTTTGACTCTATCCCTAAATACGCATTTACCCAGACATTCAGTAATCCTGCTGCGACGCTGACCCCATCGGCTGTGTCTGGCAATATTACTTTGACTGCTGGCTCGTCAGTGTTCCTATCGACGCACGTTAATCAGTACATCAACGCGACACCACAAGGTCGGGTCAGGATTACAAAGTACATCAGCGGTACGGTTGTTGAGGCGATTACTGAATTCCCATTCTTTAACACTACGGCTATCGCTTCTGGCGATTGGGAACTGGAGACAGGCTATGAGGATGTCTGGTCGTCTACAAAAGGCTGGCCTCGCAGCGTATCGTTCCATGAAGGTAGGCTCTACTTCGGCGGCTCTAAGTCACGCCCGTCTACGATCTGGGGCAGTAAGGTGGCCTTGTTCTTTGACTTTAAACCGTCTGAGTTTCTGGATGATGATGCTGTTGAGGCTACCCTTGATACTAATCAGCTTAATATCATTGTTGATATTATCTCTGGTCGCGACTTGCAAGCCTTCACAACGGGTGGCGAGTTTTATGTTCCGCAGCAAGGCACTGACCCGATCACGCCGCTGACGTTTACGTTTAAGCAAGTTAGCCGTAATGGCGCAAAGACAGGCACACGAGCCGAGTCGCTTGAGTCTGGCTCCTTGTTTATCCAAAGGCAAGGCAAGGCTCTTAATGAGTTCTTGTTCTCTGATACACAACTGACTTACGTTACCCAGCGGATCTCGCTACTGTCGGGTCACCTGTTAAAGAACCCTACTCGTCTGTCCTTGCGTCGCGCTACGTCTACGGACGAGGGTGACCTGCTTCTAATTACTAATGCGACTGACGGCTCGATGGCGGTCTACTCCATCCTGCGTTCTCAGCAAATTGTAGCGCCATCAGAGTTCACCACAGACGGTGAGTTCATTGATGTCAGCGTAAACGTCACAGACATTTATACGGTAACTAAACGGGTATTTAATGGGACGACTCGGTATTTTGTTGAATTATTTAGCGATAGTCGTTTTACTGACTGTGCCTTTACTGGTGGTGTCGCAGCTTCTGCTAGTGGTCTTCCACATATTGGTAAGTCTTTAAACGTTATCTGCGATGGTGTACCGCAGGGCAACGAGACGGTTAGTGTTGGTGGCAGTGTTACCTTTGACCGTTCGTCAACAGCTAGCTATGAGGTCGGCTTGCCAATTACTGTTTACATCAAGACAATGCCAGTAGAGATCAAGTTGCAGACAGGTTCTCGTATTGGTTTTAAAAAACGGATTGTCGAAGTCAACGCGATTGTCAGTGAGTCGCAGCACTTGAACATTAATAACCAGCCTGTGCCGTTCCAGAACTTTGACAACCCTTTGCTGGATATTGCGATTACGCCGTTCACAGGCATTAAGAGACTAAACGGTATCCGTGGCTATAGCCGCGATGCTGTTATTGAGGTAACCCAAACTTTGCCACTCAAGATGACACTACTTGGTCTTGACTACAAAGTTGCTGTGAATCAGGGGACATAAAATGGCTGTCGCTTATGATCCGAGTAACATGAATACCCAAGTCGCGTTTGGTCAAAACATTTCGGGTAGCTCTTCATTGCCACCTGTTCCTGTAATTGCTGACGCACAACAACCAGCATCTATTACTGATCCAAGTGCTGGTATGGCAATGGGCATGGCTGCTGCTAGTGGCCTTATTGCAGGCATTGGTGCAGCTTACGCGCAGCAGGCGCAGGGCTATTACCAGCAGGCTGGTTATGCTGTACAAGCGCAGGAGAACTTGCGGTTAGCTGGCCTTCGTGCAGACAAAGCGGTTGAGTATGGTGAGGCTGCGTTTAAGCGCAATCTCATGAAGATTGAGTATGAGACGCTTAACTACAAGATTCAAGCCAACAACCAATTAAAGAACCTCCGTGCCACTAATGCAGCAATTCTGGCTCGTGGGTATGCGTCTGGCGTAGTGGCTACTGGCGGTTCTTATCAAGGTATCCGTGGCGCAAATGTACGCGAGGTATATCAGGATGTTGGCATCAGTGATTTGAATGCCATGACGGCTCGTATATTAGGCTTGGAAGATGCTACGACAATGTTGCAGCAATCCTATGATATGGCATTCTACGAACGTGAAGCTGCTATTGTAAATGCTGGCTCATTGAAAAAAGCAGGAACAATTGCAAAAGGCACGGGCGGTTTGTTGGCTGGGGTTCAGTTGTCACAAGCTGGGGCTAATTTTGCAATGAACTATCCGCAACAGCCAAAAACAACGAATAGCACAGTACCTGTTGAAAATCGTTCAAGGCGAGAAACTTAATCATGGCAGATCCG